ATATACAACACGGGCCAGGCCCATCCTGTTAAGTATCCTGTAATATGTAGGATCATAAGTGAGATGCCAGCAAGTCCTGCTGTACCTACGCCTGTGTTTTTCTGTTCGGGTAATTTCATATCTTGCTCCTAATATGTTTTATTATACAAGATACTACAGTAAATGTCAAGAACTTTTTTCTAATTTTTGGATTAATGTGTTTAACAATTCTTTGATATCTTTTATATCTTGTTTGACACTGATTATAATTTCTTTTTCAGTTTCAACTGATTGGTCAGTTTTCATAATCTTAGATACTTTAACATCTGTTTTACTAAGTTTCATATTTTTGCTCTATATTTTTCGTATGCTAACCATAACTGCCACACAACTGCTATTACGGTAGCGGATACTAAGCCGCCACCCATTAGTGTAACAATAACTAAGACTTGTAAGACTTTAGCAAATACTGCTATTACTAAAAAGTCATACCATTCGAAGTCTTTAAATATCTCCATCTTGTCTATTTTCTGAATAATAGGGATCGAACGATCCACCTGGATAACGCTTTTCAAGTTTCTTTACATTTTCAGCAATAACATCATTAGGGTCAATGCCTAATGCACTGCAACTGTTCATCCAGTACCACATGATGTCGCCTAGTTCACGCATAGCATGAAACTGTGTATCTTCGTCCATAGGCTTACCTTGGAATACACACTTCTTTACAATTTCCATAAACTCGCCACCTTCTGCACTAATGCCAATTGCACCAGTCATAAGTTGCGCCATGTTTACTTTTGCTTTGCTTTCAGTTGTTTCAATCTCAACTATACGATTATACATCTGCATACTTGATAGTGATTCGTCACTTGTTACTTCACGTACAAATTCTTTGTACTTGTTTAGATCTACTTGGGTCAATTTAGCCTCTTACATTTTTTGGTTATTCATTGCTGTGTTTACAAATTGACCTGGGTCAACTGCATCGGGTGCATAGTCGCCTACGCTACTACTGCTCATACGTACATCGTCTGGCTTCTCATCTGCGTATGCTAAGATACTTTCAGATTCGACCATACGTACTATTAAATCTTCTTCGCCTTCGTTAGACATTGTAATGCCTCGTGTCCAACGACCGTGTTCGACTAATATCCATTGTCCTACTTCATAAGGATCTTCATTCCGCGGACCTTTAGATTCTACTTTACCCCAACGTGGATAAATTCCTCTAACGTTGCCGTCATCACTTGTTAAGATAATGCCGCCTTTTGTAGTTTGTTCGCCAAAGTCCATGCCACTTACTAGCACTCTATTACCAATTGCTGTTAGTGTACCTTTGTATTTGTCAATAGTTGGAATCATTTTATGTCCTTTTTACAAAATTTCCATCGTCGTCTTCTACCCAATCTTCTTCAGCATCTTCTGCTTCAACTGCTTTTGCTTTTTTAGCATTGTCAACAGCCTTGCGTTGTGCTTTAGTTTCTGTAGGCACTACTTCTTCTACTGGTTGCTCTACTTGTGCAACTTCGTCCGGCGCTGCCGTCGGGTTGTCATTGTAGTAATCACGCATTACATCTTCACGTTTACGAACAATTTTACCACCAGCACCTAGTTGATCACCACGTGCATTTACACGAGCATTACCTACTGCTGGAGTTAGTTCATTACGCTGACGCAATGTATCCATGTCTACTGCTTTACCTTGAAAACTTTTATACGTTTTCTTCTGTGGTTGTCTTACGGGCATAATATACCTCCTTTTGTTATATAGTTACTTATCTTAGGAACTCTCTCCAATCCAGGCCAAACTGGATTGAGTCGATCTTGTGTACACCTATCAAATATAGCACATAACTTGCTACACTTGAACCACGACCTACACCCCATACAATATCATTCTCACGCATAAAGTCTACTAGATAAATCATGTAGCGTAGTAAGTCAAGCATACCACGTGCTTCGTATTCTCTAAGTTCTTCCCATATACGTTCTTGATGGGGGATTTCTTCACAAGGTGTCTCTGCTTTACCTAATACATACTTGAATACATTAATATCTTTATATTCATCTGGCATAAACCATTCCGACTGTAAAGCACCGTCAAAAGTCTTTTGATCTACATCTATTGGGATATATTGTTTAAGTTCAGGTAAGTATTGCTCACGCATTGCTTCATTAAATTTGTCTACATCATCTGAAGGATCACATAGCACAACATGACACTTATCAACATGACCGGTATAGATCATATCAACTAAGTCTTTATTTGTAAATCGCGGGATACCGAGAGAGTCTGTTTTCATAAGCATACATGTATTTTAACTGATATTAATCAAATTGTCAAGAGAATTATCGTCATCTTGACTATTTATTTTTGGTCGGGCTCTACGGCCTTCCAATTCAACTTTATACATGTCAAGGATGGCAGTAATTTGTTCTCTGACTTGTGGATTTTGAGTCATCCAAAATCGTCTGTTTAACTGAAGTATTTTTTCTTCTACTTCATTATCTGATAATAGATCAAAACTTTGTACTAATGGATTAAAGGATTGTATTGAACTCACCCTTGTATTCTCCATATACAGTTTGTCCACCGTCGATAGTCCAGAATCTATAGATATATGGGTGTACGTTGCTGTCAATAGTTGCTGGATGTGCAAACCCACTTCCAACTTTAATAACACCGCTGTTTGCTGTAGTAAACACTACTGTACTTTCTAATCCTGAACCTTTAAGTTCTAACACAAGTTCAGCATACTTACCACTTGCTGGCCAATCTGCAAGTTGTAATGTAACAGAACCGCTTGCTGGATCTGTATTAATTGTGTAAGAATGGTATGTAGCAAGTTCATAACTAACTGGTCTAACACCTATACTGTTTTGAACGCCGCCGTTATAAAACTTTTGCGATCCTCTAAGAATTGTTACATTCTTAATAGTATTGCCTTGCATATTAGTTTCAGCATCGTTATTTTTAACTGTATTAGTATCTAACGTTGTTAAATCTGCTTGTGCATTAGTTAATTCTGTTTTGACTTTAGTAAAATTATCTCTAAAACCTTGTGAATCGTTATCTTGTCCTGCAACAGGAAAGTCTGCGTTGATTGTTCCAATATTAGAACTGCTTGTAGTAATGGCCATTTTATATTCTCCTACACATATTTATCTGTGTTATGCATTGTAATTATAATTTCCGAACATAATGTATTGATCGTTTGAGTTGCCTACAACACTATCTATTATATATCGGTCGATTTCAATATCTAAATTTTTAAAATCGTATGTTCTGTTTCTTAAAGTAATCATTATTTCAGCACTAGTGCCTACTTTACAATAACAAAGTGGTATTGCTAATATAAAGCCCGTTTCTTGTTCTCCAGCAACTTGCGGTGTACGCATCCATAAAGGTAAAAAGTCGTACTCTGTACGTCCTAATGCTTTTATACTATCTTGCATATTTGTTATATTACTAAGATGCTTTCTGCCTTGCCCACCACTTGCAAGTACTGCATCACTATCTGCTCTAGGTGAGTTATATTCACCAAATACAAAAGGATCGCTTTCTGTGTTTGCTGTGGCTGTTAAAGTTTCATTAGTTGTATTAGTTTGAACTGTGTCGCCTATATCAAGTTGTGTATCATCTGTCATAAATTTATACTGTTCTGTATTTCTATTAACATTAGAACTATCTAACAGTGTAGGTGTTCCACTAGGATGATTTTCTTTTGTTGCTAAGTCTGCTTTTAATTGCATTGAACCTTGCTGTACAAATGTTTTTCTTGCCTCACCTGTCTTTGCTTTTGCAGGGTCGATTAATTCAATATATATTATTTCGTATACTTCGTCTTGTGTGCCCGGTGTTTTTGCTACTGCACTTTTTAGAGCACCTACATTAAATCTACGCTTCTTATGCCATTTCTGACTGGCTATTGCAAACTCGTCTATAGTTTTAGTTTCAATACCAGCATATGCTAGTATTTTGATATCACGCTGTAATCCAAAGTTTGGATCATTTGGTCTGTATATATTTTCTGGGGGGAAGTTTATTGGGTCACTAATAAACTCACTATACTCGTCACGTTTAGATTGTTTCAAGAAAGGCTTCATAAACAAATTACTATACTGTCTATCATCATCGTCAATAACTGCAATTTCAAAGTTCTTAGAACTTGCACTAAATCCAAATCTATCTTTTGCTTCTACAGTAAATTTGTATTTTCTATCAATACTTGTAGTATCGTTATCAAACGTCATATCATCGTTATCGAAGAAAGTAAGTCCTGTAATTACTGTAGGGGTTGTTTGTCCAAACTGTCTAACAGTGCCTGTAATTTCACCATTATACTGTAGTGTAAGACCCGGCGGTAATCTTCCTGCTGTTAGTGAATAAAATAATGGAGCATCTGGTACTGTTGTTGTACCTTGTACTCTAAACACACTAATTTGATTAGCCGGGATAGATCCTAACTCTTTTTTACTTGTCCATGCAATATTACTATCAATATCACCAAGCAACATAACTGTAAACGTTTTGTCTTTAAATGTAGATACACTAACAACATTATTTGTAGTTATTATAAGTTCTGCTCTTACTGTAAATTTATACTCTTTTGTAATTGCAGGCTGATATGCGACTCGTCCAGCAATCTCACCAGTATTAGCATCTATAGTCATTCCTTCTGGAACAACACTATTTGTACCATCATCGTTAAGTGCTTGTAATACATAGCGTACTGCACCTTCTTGATTTTCGTTCTTTAAAACTTCTAAGAATAATGTAATGTAATTGTTTGCTCTACGATATCCAAATTCTGCTGGAGTAATCCATACCGGAGTTCTAACGTATGTGTTGTCAGCAGTAAATACGCCTGTTGCAACTTGTACAACAACGTTATCTGCACGTAAGAAATCTTCACCAACTACATATATAACAAAGTTTCTTTTTACAACATCAATCCCGTCACTAACACTTACTTTAAAATTATAAAATCTGTTTAATTTCTTTGGAGGGTTGTAAACATAATTTGGTATAATTTGTCCTTGATAAAACAAACTACTTCTATTCGAAAAGTCATGTAAGTACATGTCATAGTTTCCGCTGTCATACTCGCCTAATTTTGATGCTTTATCGAGTGCAAGCAACGGCTCAACTATTCCTGATAATTTACCTGTTTTTGACATTGCAATACCTGGAGGTAATTCTCCGTCTGCTTTATCAATCCAAAACTCTAAACTTTTATCTGCTGGTAAATCTACGTCTGTTGCTACTAACTGAAAGTCAATTATTTCATTATCTAAAATAAAGTAACGATTGTTAATACTAGCATTACCGACAGGCAAAGTACCTTCTTTAGTTTTCCATATAGGTTCGTCAGCGCCGTTAACTATTATTTTAAATGTTCTATCTTCAATATCAGTGCCAACTGTTGATCTTAACACAAACGTAAATGTAGTAGTGCGTTCAACTTGTATCGGCGTGCCAATAATATTGTTTTGATATACTCTTAATCCTGGAGGCAACGCTCCAGCAATAATATTAATTGTGGGAGATATGCCTACTCCAATCGGTAAGCCGACTGAAATTGTTTCTTCTTCGTTGGCAGTAACTAAAACTTTGCCACTGACTTCAGTCCAATGCGACATTTATACAATCGCTCCCATGTTACTGCCATATGCTACTGGTATTTGTATAGTACCGTAATCTATATCTGAATTTAGTTGTAAGTATTGTGCATGGCTTTGTATGTCTGGAACTATTTCGCCGAATTCTAATTGTGTTGTAAAAACTTCACTGCCCTCACTTGATGTATCAGTAATAACTAATGTGTTACCAGTTAAGTTAGTTGAGATGCCAGCGCCGCCGATAATACGTAATGTTTCACCGTCGTCTACATTCATACTGCCGCTATCTGTAACTACTAACATGCCCTGTAAGTTTGTAGTAATCTGTATATCATTGCCTGCAACTGCACTGACTGATATTCCTGTACCCTGTGTTAGATTCCTAAATTGTAATGCATCGCCTACCTTGCCAGAAAATACTGCAACACCACTACCAATGCTTGCACCTGTTGTTGATTCAGGTTGACGTAGATCTAGTTCGTCAAAGTTTTCATTTACTTTACGAAACGCTTCACGTATATCATCACCTGTGCCATCGTTAGCAATATTACCAATGTTAATGTTTTGTATTGTCATAATCTTTTCCTTATACTGTATTTATTATTAACTACCATAGAAGATACGTATTGCACCTTATGATGATTGACTAGTATCGTTTATAGTTACATCAATTGAAGTACTTGATGCGTCAAGTGTAAATGTAAAGGTTTCAGCACCTTCAGTTGTAGTATCAGCAGTTACATTATATGTAATTTGGGCACTATTACTTTGTACTGTAAGTATACCAGATAGTGAAGCACCGCCTATGTCAGCACTTTGTATACCAGTAATTGTATACGCTACATTAGTTCCGTTTGCTACGTTTTCTGTATCTAATGTGATTGTGAAACTTTGTCCTTCATTAATACTTGCTGAACTTGAGGATAATGAATATGTTGGTAAAGATATTTCTGGTTCTACTTGTAGACTTGTATCTAGTACCATCTGGTAGTCTGTAAAGTTTTGTAAGTTTGTTGATGTAGTACCATGAACTAATGCACCTGCATTACCAATTGCGTCATCTATTACGCCGCCAACGTTTTGTACTGTCAACGGTGAGTTAGTATCAATAGACACACTACCATGTATTTCATACGTCCAATCTTCTACTTGTATTGTGGCTGTTCCAGTATCAGCCTCGTTAATTGGAACACTTGCAATCAATGCACCAATACTACCGATCCCTGTTTGTGAACTTGGTATTGCTGATCCTGCTACCCAAAGTCTATCATTTGGATTTAATGTATTATCTAAACTACATGAGTTAATTTCTACATTTAAATTAGAACTAGCACTTGTATGCACGTTTCTAAATTTTAGATCTGATAAGTCTTCACTAAATGTAATAACCATGCCTCGTTTATTTGAATTTGTACTATCTTTATTTTGCGTACCAACTGCAATAATCTTATTATTTCTGCTATCAAACGTAAGATCTTTTAATTGCGGATTACTTTGTCTATAATCTGAAAGTGCGTCTACAGTTCCGATATCATTTAATGCCCAGTCAATTGTAATTGTACCATCTGCTGGATTAATTTTAAGTATGTGTGATTGTTCAAATCCAGACTGCGGACTATCAACATGCCCAAGTCCAATAATAGGATTATCATTTTGATCTAATGTTAGACCTGCAGGATTAAATCCTGTTCCAGTTGCCGCCGGAACGTACCAGCCTGTTTGCCACTGTTCTGTAAGACTACTGTTAAATTTCCATAAGCGTGTTTGTAGTTCAGTGTCACTACCAGGTCTAATTTCTGAACCATATACATAAATGTTTCCATTACTATCAATGGCAATGGCATCATCTGGCGTGCCCT